TACGCCGAGACGGCGCGAAAACTCTCACCGTCGACCGGCGACCTTGCGCTGCTCGGCTGCAACGATCGCTATTTCCTTCTGACCGTCTTGCTCGGGCGCCAGGACGCAGAACACCCTTGGCTGTTCGACCGCTGCCGCGAGGTGGAGCGCAACCCGGACGGCTATATCGATCTGTGGGCACGGTTCCACTACAAATCGACCATCATCACTTTCGCGGGCGCCATTCGGGAAGTGCTCTGCAATCCCGAAATTACGATCGCCATTTTCAGCGTGGTGAAGCCGATAGCCCAGGCGTTCCTGGCGCAGATCAAGGGCGAGTTTGAAACCAACGAACTTCTCAAGTGGGTTTACCCCGATGTGCTCTACCGCAACCCGCGGACGCTCGGTCCTGATGGCCGGCCCGCGAAGTGGAGCCTCGAGCGCGGGATTACGGTCAAGCGCAAGGGCAACCCCAAGGAAGCGACCATCGAGGCGCACGGCTTGATCGACGGCCAGCCCACGTCGCGGCACTTCCAACTCCACATCTACGATGATGTGGTCACCCAGGACTATCTATCAGAGGAGAGCATCCGAACGACTACCGAACGATGGGAGCTCGCCGACAACCTCGGCTCCCACCTGGGCGTGCGCAAGTGGATGCCCGGAACGCGCTACCATTATGCCGATACGTGCGGCGTGGTGATCGAGCGCAAATCGCTCAAGCCGCGCATCTATCCCGCGACCCATGACGGCACGATGAGCGGCGAGCCGGTGTTCTTGTCGCAAGAGCGCTGGGATCAGATCAAGCGCGACCAGCGCTCGACGGTCTCGGCGCAAATGCTGCTCAATCCGTCTGCCGGCAACGAGGCCACCTTCCAGCCGGCATGGCTGCGCAATTACGACGTCATCCCTGCGGTGATGAACGTCTACATCATGTGCGACCCGTCGAAAGGCACGGGCGAGCGCTCGGACCGCACCGCCATTGTGGTCATTGGAGTGGACCAGGGCGGCAACAAATATCTTCTCGACGGCGTACGCCACCGGATGAAGCTCACCGACCGCTGGGAATTCATCAAGTCCTTCAAGCGCAAATGGGAGGCCCATTCCGGCGTGCAGATGGTGCGGATCGGCTACGAGCGCTACGGCATGCAGGTGGACCTCGAGGTGATCGAGGACATGATGGTGCGCGAAAACAACCATTTCAAAATCGAGGAGCTCAATACGCCACGGCAAGGCCGGTACTCCAAGGACGATCGCATCGAGCGGCTGGAGCCCGACATCCGCGAAGGCCGGTTCTATCTGCCCTGCCTTGTCTATCACCCCGATTACGGTGCCGATTGCTACTGGGCGGTCTGGAACCAGGAGATGGCCGACCGCGCCGCCAAGAAAGGCGAGAAAAAGGATTATCGCATCGGCCAGATCGTCTATTGGAAGGTGCAGGGGCCGACAAAGCGCCAAGCCCAGGTGCGCGAGCATCGCGTGGTCACGGCGCTGCGTCGCCGCGATGAGGACGGCAACATCTACGACATGTCGCGGGCCTTCATCGAAGAGCTGCTGCTGCATCCCTTCGGCGCCTACAAGGACCTGATCGACGCCACCTCGCGCGTCTACGACCTCGACCCGCATGCGCCCATGGCCATGGAGGGCCGCGCCACCACCGAGCCGATTGGGCTCGAGGCCGACGAGGTGATGGAAGATGCGCTGGAGACGGTGACGAGCTACGGCGATACCAGCGGATCGATGGGGACGAGATTTTGATGTCCACTCCGAGGTCTGGATTGTCCTCGCAACCCGCCGATGAGGCAAAAATAAAAAAGCGAAAATAGCAATGCCAAGAGGATCGGAACCAGGCGAAAGGCGCGGCGGACGCCAGCACGGTACGCCAAACAAAAAAACGGCACTCAGAAATGCAGCACTCGCCGCCGCTGCCGCGAACCCGGAAATTTCGCCGCTCGAGTTCTTGTTGGGCATCATGAGAGATCCCAACGTATCTTCCGAGTTTCGCATCAAGGTCGCCCAGGCAACGCTCCCCTTCGTTCACGCGAAGCCGGGAAGCGCTCGTCCGGGCGATCCGGCTGGACCTGCGAAGCTGATCGATGGCACCGGCGCCTTTACCATCGACAATGCGGTGGCAAAGGCATTGCGCGACGACTATCATCGCCTAGGCGAGCTAGAGCGCAAAAAGTGCGGCGACCCGCTCAGTGCTGCCGAGGTGGAAGAAGAATCCAAGCTTGGCGAACGCATCGCTGACAGGGCAAGGGCGATCGGGTGCCAGGCGGGCTATGGGCTAAAGCAGGCCCAAAAGGATAGCAATCGACTCCATCAGCTATACTGCAAGCGCATATCGCCACCATCATGTGGCGGTGGTGCCCTGCCCGACGCCGAAGATGCCGAGGAAGCGCAGCTGAGAGCGCGAGTTGCGGCGTTCGACGAAAGTCCCGAGGGGTGCGCCCGGCACCGTATTCGTGACCTAGAAATGCAGGACTTTCGCGGAGGGCGCAGCGCCGATGAGCAAAACGAACTTGATAGCCTACGGACGCTCTACCCCGATCTGCCGCTTGATCCGGACAACCCGCTCACGGAAGCGTTCGAGGCTTGGCGCCGAGTGGCCGCCAAAAAATGCTGCAGCATCCAAGCTGGATAGATCGAGACCTAGGCTTTCGGCCCCCCCTCGGCCGTTCTCCGATGACGATCAGCCGTGAAATCCTCCTTGTGCTCCAACCGGCCCAAGCGCGCCGGTCCAATCAAGGTTGGATACTGATGGCGGATCACGACCACCGCAGGAAAGCTGGCGTCGCGGCCGAACCTGAACTTAAACGCGCCATGGGTGGTCAACAGAATGGCCGAGTGGATAATGTCGGGCGGCGTAGGAGATCGATCAGCGCCACCTTCGGCCATCTGCCGACAAGAGAGAACCCGGAGATGGTGATTGCGGCAGGCTTCGACTTCTCCGACCTCATAGTTCCTCGTTCATGTCGTCATCATCGAGCCCGAGGGGCTCGGTGCTCTGTGCCTCGTAGGCGACGGGCGGTGACGGGTCGATATCGTAAATCCGCGAGGTGGCATCGATCAAGTCGTCATGCACCGCAAACGGGTGCCGGATCATCTCGTCTATGAACACGCGGGTGAGGTCGTAGATGTCGCCGTTCTCGTCGCGGCGTTGCAGGGCCGTCACGATCCGGTGCTTCTGGGCCGTCAGCACGCAGCGCTCCTGCGCCTTGGTGAGGCCCTTCATTGGCCGGTACGTGACCTGCCCGACGCTGTGGGCGTGCTTCTCCTCGATGGCCGCGGCGTTCTCGTTGTGCTTTTGCGTCCAGACCGACCAGTAGCAGATGTGCTCGCCAGCCTTTCCGAAGTCCCCATGATAAGCGACACAAGGCAGATAGAATCGACCTTCGCGGATATCTGGCTCCAGTCGCGAAATACGATCAGATTTTGCATGGCGTCCCTTGCGCGGCGTATTGAGCTCTTCAATGGGAAAATCGTTGTTCTCCCGCATCATCATGTCCTTGATAACCTCAAGGTCCACCTGCTGGCCATAGCGCTCGTAGCCGATCTTGACCATGAACACGCCGGGGTGCCCCTCCCACTTGCGCTTGAGCTGCTTGATGTAGTCCCAGCGGTCGGAGAGCTTCATGCGATGGCAGACGCCATCGAGCAGGTACTTGTTGCCGCCCTGGTCGACGCCGATCACAGAGATTGCCGTACGGTCCGACCGCTGGGTGTTGCCCAGGGACGGGTCTACCATAATGTAGACGTTAAGGACGGCAGGAATAACCTCGTACGGCCGCAGCCACAGGGATGAGAATGTCGCTTCGTCGCCGGCGATTGGATTGAGCAAGAGTTGGGCACTCACTGTTGATCGTTGGTCGTTCTTAAGTTGATCCCAGCGCTCATTGGAGAGAAACACAGGCTTGCCGGTCAGTGTTCCGTCCTCGGTTGCCGGGTAGATGCGCGGCTTGAGCGACTTGCGATCGATCACCACGCCGTAGGTGTCCGCGAAGTGGTAGCGCGTTCCCGGCATCCATTTGCGCACGCCCTCGTGCGAGCCGAGGTTATCGGCGAGCTCCCATCGCTCGGTGGTCTTCTTGATCTGGTCGTCCGAGAGGTAGTCCTGGGTCACGACGTCGTCGTAGACGTGCAGGCGGAAGTGGCGCGATGTGGGCTGGCCGTCGATCAGGCCGTGCGCCTCGATCGTGGACTCCTTCGGGTTGGTCCTGCGCTTGACCGTAATGCCGCCATCGACGCTCCAGCTTGAAGGTCGGCCATCGCTGTCCAAGGTTCGCGGATTGGCGTACAGCACGTCCGGATAGGCGAGCTTGAGCGTAAGGTTTTGCTCGAATTCTTCCTTGATCTGGTGCAGAAACTTGGCCGCGATCGGCCGGGTGACCGAGAAGATAGCGACCGTGATCTCGGGATCGCACATCACCTCCTGGATAACGCCAGCGAAGGTGATGATGCTCGACTTGTAGTGGAAGCGCGCCCACAGATCGATATAGCCGTCCGGGTCGCGCTCTACCTGGCGGCAGCGGTCGAACAGCCAAGGGTGTTCTGCGTCCTGGCGCCCGAGCAAGACGGTCAGCAGGAAATAGCGATCGTTGCAGCCGAGCAGCGCAAGGTCGCCGGTCGACGGTGAGAGTTTTCGCGCCGTCTCGGCGTACCACGCGGCGGTCTCCTCGTAATCGAAAGTGAACAGTTCCTCCTGAATGAATTTTGCCAGCCATTTATTGCCCGGATTGCGATAGCGCTGACCCCGTAGTTTGCAAAAGATCCGGCGCGACGCATCCCGGAATTCCTGGTTTTGGCCCCCATAGCCAGGACCATTCCGATTTTTCGGAAAATTGTTGTACGCGGGCCTTTCCATGCCCAAGATATGGAGCGTATTCAGATAAGCTCCAGAAACTGAAAACAACCCTAAGATTGGTCAGTAGCAGACCATTCTTAGACAATGGAGCGACTCAGCGAATCAGATTGTCAGGGTTGCTGTTGAGGTCGGTGTAAAGCGGGCGACACACGGCGTGCGCTCGGCCGTCTTTAGTATCTGCTATTTTAGTTTCTATTTTTTGCTATTTTTCTGACCTTCACACCAACATTTTTGCGAGATTCCGCAAGATCTTACATATGGCATCTTTGCTATTTTTGCTATTTGGGCACATCCACCGGCTCCGGGTCAGCGTTCCCAGGCTCGTAATTGTCCAAAAAATTAGATCCCCTATCCAAAAAATTACATCCTATAGGAGTTGACCTACCTACTGAGGTAGGGGGATTCTTCATTGGCGATATTTGGCATCTGTGGGCCTTGTGAGGCATTGTGGAGGATATTGCGATAATATCTGTGATGCAGGCGGGATATGGGCACGCTGCATTACTCATCATATTCGCCGTAGCGCTGGCATATAGCGCCTACAAGCTGAACTCTTGGACAAATAGGCTTCGCTAGTGTGGAGGGCCATTGCCGAACAGTCGATTTTTTTTGAGACCTTCACTTCAACTGCCGCTGCCTTTCATCACGTAGGCGCCTTGTGTCATGAGCAGATTTTTCGGAGTGAACGTACCGGCGAAATCGACGAGCAATCGCAATCGCGCTCCGTTCACGGCCAAGCAAATGGTAGCGAAGCGGGCCCTCGATTTGCTTCTGGCAGGGACGGCACTCGTTATACTTTCACCGCTTCTCGCCTTGATCTGCTTAGGCATCAAGCTGGAAGGTCGAAGTCCTTCGATGTTACTACAGCGACGCGCCGTATTTAACGGCCGCGAGTTCGCCATTTACAACTTCCCAACGACAGCGTGGGAAGGCGCAAGCACTGGGCAAGGCAGACGAAATGACAATCGAGTCACGCGAGTAGGTCACTTATTGCGCGCCACCGGCCTGCATGAATTGCCACAACTTTTCAGCGTGCTCGGCGGTCAGATGTCCCTGGTCGGACCCCGGCCCTACCCGGTTGATTCCAACGGCCAATTTAGCGATCCCATTGCGCGCTCCCCAACCCAACATCAGCTCAAGCCAGGTATCATTGGTTGGACACAAATCATTAGGTTATCCCGCGAAGCGGCCAGGGGGGAACAATTGAATCAGCGCGTCCATTTTGAACGGTGGTACATCGATAATTGGAGCATTTGGCTTGATCTACGGATCTTGCTACGCACCCTTGTTGGCGAATGGGTCTAGCGGATCGTTTGAAGCGGCGGTCCATAAATCATCAATGTGAGCACAATGACAGCGTTGGGCATGCTCCGACGCGACGACAAAACACCTTTTCTACGTTATTGAAATTGAGAGCTATCAGTCACTAGCCACTCTTGTGATCGGCCCTCCGGGCTAGGGGTGC